CGTTAAGGAGTGCAGCCATGAGCGTAATTGAAACCTCAACCGCGCCGCTCGCGCAACAACAGGCTAACGCACTGCTGAACGTTAAAGATCTGCGCGTGACGTTTGCCACCCCCGACGGCGATGTGACCGCGGTAAACGATTTAAACTTTTCTCTGCGAGCTGGAGAAACGCTGGGAATTGTTGGGGAATCCGGTTCAGGGAAATCGCAAACGGCCTTTGCCCTGATGGGCCTGCTGGCGGCAAATGGCCGTATCGGAGGTTCCGCAACCTTCAACGGACGTGAAATTCTGAATTTACCGGAACGAGAGTTGAACAAACTGCGCGCCGAGCAAATCTCGATGATTTTCCAGGACCCGATGACCTCTCTCAATCCGTACATGCGAGTCGGCGAGCAGTTGATGGAAGTTCTCATGCTGCATAAAGGCATGAGCAAAGCGGAAGCCTTTGAAGAATCTGTAAGAATGCTGGATGCGGTGAAAATGCCGGAAGCGCGTAAGCGTATGAAAATGTATCCGCATGAATTCTCCGGCGGGATGCGTCAGCGTGTAATGATCGCCATGGCACTGTTGTGCAGGCCTAAATTACTGATAGCCGATGAGCCGACTACTGCGCTCGATGTTACGGTACAGGCGCAAATCATGACCCTGCTGAATGAACTGAAAAGCGAATTCAACACTGCGATTATCATGATCACCCACGATCTGGGAGTAGTGGCCGGTATTTGCGATAAAGTTTTGGTGATGTACGCCGGACGTACCATGGAATATGGCAGTGCGCGGGATGTCTTTTATAAGCCCGTTCATCCGTATTCGATTGGTTTGCTGAATGCCGTACCTCGTCTGGATGCCGAAGGGGAAGAGATGCTGACTATCCCGGGCAACCCGCCGAACCTGTTGCGTCTACCAAAAGGCTGTCCATTCCAGCCGCGTTGCCCGCATGCGATGGAAATCTGTAGCAGTGCTCCGCCACTGGAAGAGTTTAGTCCGGGCCGCCTGCGCGCCTGCTTTAAACCGGTGGAGGAACTGGTATGAATGCGGTCACCGAACAACGAAAAGTGCTCCTTGAAATTGCCGATCTTAAAGTCCATTTCGACATTAAAGACGGCAAGCAGTGGTTCTGGCAGCCGTCTAAAACCCTGAAAGCGGTTGATGGCGTGACTCTGCGACTGTATGAAGGTGAAACCCTGGGCGTGGTCGGCGAATCAGGCTGTGGAAAATCGACTTTTGCCCGTGCGATTATTGGCCTGGTGAAAGCCACTGATGGAAAAGTCGCCTGGCTGGGTAAAGATTTGCTGGGCATGAAACCCGATGAGTGGCGGGAAGTGCGTAGCGATATTCAGATGATTTTCCAGGATCCGCTGGCATCATTGAATCCGCGCATGACCATCGGTGAAATCATTGCCGAACCGCTGCGGACTTATCATCCGAACCTGTCTGGTCAGGAAGTCCGCGACCGTGTGAAGGCGATGATGATGAAGGTGGGGTTGCTGCCAAATCTGATTAACCGCTACCCGCATGAGTTTTCCGGCGGTCAGTGTCAGCGTATTGGTATTGCCCGGGCGCTGATCCTCGAGCCGAAGCTGATTATTTGCGATGAACCGGTTTCGGCGCTGGACGTATCCATTCAGGCCCAGGTGGTGAACCTGTTACAACAGCTCCAGCGTGAAATGGGATTATCGTTAATCTTCATTGCTCACGACCTGGCGGTGGTGAAACATATCTCCGATCGCGTGCTGGTCATGTATCTCGGACACGCGGTGGAATTAGGGACTTATGATGAGGTGTACCATAATCCGCTGCACCCTTATACCAAGGCGTTGATGTCTGCAGTGCCGATTCCCGACCCGGATCAGGAAAGGAACAAGGTTATCCAGTTGCTGGAAGGCGAATTACCGTCGCCGATTAATCCTCCTTCCGGCTGCGTGTTCCGTACGCGCTGCCCGATTGCCGGACCGGAATGCGCAAAAACCCGCCCGGTTCTCGAAGGAAGTTTCCGTCACGCAGTTTCCTGCCTGAAAGTAGACCCGCTATAATCCAGAGGGCTGACAAAGGTCAGCCCTTCTTTTTGGTGAGGTATATGTGTCAGGTTTAGTCTCTTCTGTCCGCCGCGCGCTCTATCGCAAATTATTCGATTTAAACACCCGTTCAGGGCGTCGCTTTGAAGGTATGTGTGCGCTGTTCGCCTTGCTCAGCGTTATTGTTATCTTCATTGAGTCCGGCGTCGGGACGCAATACCATTTAACCTTCGAGGAATGGCGCATTTTTGTCTGGCTGGAGGTCTTTATTACTCTGGTCTTTACCCTCGAATATTTTCTTCGCTTATGCAGCTGGGCCAATCCCGCTAAATATGTGTTTAGCTTCTGGGGGATTATCGATCTGGCCACCATTCTACCGCTGTACGTGATGTGGCTATGGCCTGAAATCAGTTTGAGCTATGTCTTCGCCTGGCGAGCGATGCGTGTCCTGCGCGTCTTGCGTATTCTCAAGCTGCTGCGTTTTATGCCTTCTCTGCGAGTGTTCTGGAATGCGTTAAAAAGCGCCCGTCATCAACTGATGTTGTTCTATTCCTTTATTGCCATTCTGATGGTTGTTTTCGGCGCGATGATGTATCTGATAGAAGGGCCCAAATATGGCTTTACTACGCTGAATGCGTCTGTGTATTGGGCTATTGTTACGGTCACCACCGTCGGCTACGGTGACATTACACCGCACACGCCGTTGGGACGCATGGTGGCGTCAGTGCTTATCCTGATTGGATACTCTGTGATTGCGATACCGACCGGATTGATAACCACACACATGAGCAGTGCGTTCCAACAGCGCGGATATCAGCGTAGATGTCCACAGTGTCAGCAGGCGCAGCATGAACATAGTGCGCAGTTTTGTAACCGCTGCGGAAGTAAACTGCCGGGATAAAAATGAAAAAAGCTGCGAGAGCAGCTTTTTTGTTTGTTACTCGCGCCAGAGAATATGGCAGAGTTTGTGATCTTTTTCGCGACATAATAAAACGCGCGCAAAAATATCGTTAATCTCGCCGTCTTCTGTATCTGCCAGACCAATCACCACTTCGGCAAAGAAGTCAGGGTTCAGGTCAAAATCAACATGCTCCTGCCAGTCTTCTGCCGGGTCGAATAACTCGGCACCACCGCGCTCTTCAAACTGTAAATTGAACAGAATGATGTCGGCTGGATCCAGGTTGTCCGCAGCCAGTTCGAGAAAAATATCGTAAGCCTGCTCAAGCGTTTCGTCTTCAGTCAGGCGATTGTTCAAATCCATATCCATAATGACTACCTGTTTACTGTCTGATGGGCACGTTTTACAGCAACGGACTAAAGAAGTAAAACAGTCGCTCAGCGATCCGCTGCCAGAGTGGTCGTTTTACCCACAAACGGGCATCAAGCAGACGGGAACGCGAAATATAATCATCCTGTACTGCCGCGAGATCGCCACCGAATCCGGCATCATCAATGACCAGCGTGATTTCAAAATTGAGCCACAGACTGCGCATATCCAGGTTAACGGTACCGACCAGGCTCAGCTCGCCATCGACCAGTACGCTCTTGGTGTGCAGTAAGCCACCTTCGAACTGATAGATTTTAACGCCAGCCGCCAGCAACTCAGTGAAAAAGGCCCGGCTTGCCCAGCCAACCAGCAGGGAATCATTCTTGCGTGGAAGAATAATACTGACGTCGACCCCGCGCTGCGCCGCTGTACAGATCGCGTGCAGCAGATCGTCGCTGGGAACGAAGTAGGGCGTGGTCATAATTAAATATTCACGCGCCGAATAAGCTGCGGTTAACAGCGCCTGATGAATCAAATCTTCAGGGAAACCAGGTCCCGAAGCGATTGTGTGAATGGTGTGGCCGCTGGCCTGTTCAAACGGCATGATATTGACGTCTGGCGGCGGGGGCAGAATGCGCTTGCCGGTCTCAATTTCCCAGTCGCAGGAATAGACGATGCCCATAGCGGTGGCTACCGGGCCTTCCATTCTCGCCATCAAATCCACCCATTGCCCGACGCCTGCATCTTGTTTGAAGAAACGGGGATCGACCATGTTCATGCTGCCGGTATAAGCAATATAGTTATCGATCATGATCATTTTGCGGTGCTGACGCAGGTCCATACGTCGTAAAAATACACGCATCAGGTTTACTTTCAGCGCTTCAACAACCTCGATACCCGCGTTACGCATCATCGCCGCCCATGGGCTGCGGAAGAACGCCACGCTACCCGCGGAATCCAGCATTAAGCGACAGTGAATTCCACGCCTTGCGGCAGCCATTAATGACTCGGCGACCTGATCGGCCATACCGCCTGGTTGCCAGATGTAGAACACCATCTCGATGTTGTGACGCGCCAGTTGAATATCACGGATCAATGCCTGCATCACGTCATCTGAACTGGTGAGCAACTGCAGTTGATTCCCTTTAACGCCAGCGATTCCCTGACGACGCTCGCACAGCTTAAATAAGGATGACGCGACGCTGCTGTTTTCCTGCGCAAAAATATGCTTACAGGCTTTAAGATCGTTCAGCCACTTGGCCGTTGACGGCCACATTGCCCGGGCGCGTTCGGCGCGACGTTTACCCAGGTGGAGCTCACCGAAGGAAAGATAAGCAATGATCCCTACCAATGGCAGAATATAGATGATCAAAAGCCAGGCCATTGCGGAGGGCACTGCGCGTCGTTTCATTAGAATGCGTAATGTTACGCCAGCAATGAGTACCCAGTAACCCAGAATGACCAGCCAACTCACCACGGTGTAGAAGGTTGTCATAAATTTAAAAATCCTTTTGAAAGCGTATTGTTAAGAGTTTACGCATCAGGATTAATCTGGCAAATAAAAACACGGGAAAACCACTGGTCTGCATTCGGTGTGGCGTTATAATGGCCGCTCAGTGACTGAAAGAGTAGTAAACATGAAGCGTAGTAGAACGGAAGTGGGACGCTGGCGGATGCTACGTCAGGCTAGCCGCCGTAAAGCACGTTGGCTTGAAGGACAATCGCGCCGTAATATGCGTATCCATACCATCAGAAAGTGTATTCTTAACCATCAACGTAACTCGTTGCTGTTTGCGATCCACAACATCTGATCTCAAAAGGGCACCGCTGTCGGTGCCCAATGTCTGCTTTTCGTTTTGTTTTTAAAATACTTTTTTGTATTGTCATTCGGCCTATTTCAAAGAATTCCACGTAAAAACGTTCTGTTACGCTAAAGCCTTATATTACCTGCCTTTTGGCCTTCCAATCATCACACTTTGAGTACAAGTGTTACATTGCGGGTAGCTTAGAGTAACTAGTTTTGTGTACACTTTTGCGTACTCAAAAGCCAAATGTGTACCCATTCAATGATCACTGACACAAAGCTCAGGAAGGCCCTTGGCAAGAAGCGCGATGATATCGAAACCATTTCCGATTCTCACGGACTCAACGCAAGGATCAGCCAGGCTGGAAAAGTTTCTTTCTTCTACCGATACAGATGGGCTGGTAAAGCTGTAAAACTCAATGTCGGTGATTATCCAGCAATGAGCATTGCTCAGGCAAGGGAAAGGCGTCAGCAGTTCAGAACGTGGCTAACTGAAGGTTTAGATCCTCGCGAGCAAGTGAAGCTGGAAAAATTATCTCGCGAAGGTTCTATGACAGTGGCTGAAGCCTTCAATTATTGGATCGAGAAACACTGCATCGCGAATCAACTCACAAAGACGGATTATTATCAGCTGGTATTCGCCAAACATATCGCCGAACCGATGCGGAACGTCAAAGTCGATAACTCGACAAAAATGCACTGGATAGATGTATTTGATCAGATTGAAAGCAGGGTAATGGCCCATTATATGCTTTCGCTGTGCAAACGTTCATTCAGGTTCTGTATTAACCGAGGCGTAATATCGACCAATCCGCTCGAGGGATTGCTACCCACTGACGTTGGCCAAAAACCGAAAAAGAGAACGCGGCGGCTGGATGACAGTGAGCTGGTGGCAATTTATCGCTGGCTGCAAAATCGCATGTCGATAGAGTCCGTATTTCTTGTGAAGTTTATTATGCTGACCGGCTGTAGAACGGCAGAAATTCGATTAAGCGAAAGGTCGTGGTTTAGACTGAATGAAAATGAATGGATAGTTCCGGCCGGTAGTTACAAAACGCGAGTGCATATGAGAAGGGCACTTTCTGACGCGGCGGTAGGGTTGGTCAAAAATCATATTGAGAAGATCAACACAAAACACTTAGTCACCTCACAGCGTTTACTGGATGGTGAAATCAAAGATGTCCCGGTTCATCCGCCAGTCGCTTCAAATTACGCAAGGTATATCTGGTCCGCTGCGGGAATGGAACCCTGGTCTCTTCATGATATGAGAAGAACGATCGCGACAAACCTTTCAGAGCTTGGCTGTCCGCCGCATGTGATTGAAAAACTACTTGGTCATCAGATGGTCGGTGTTATGGCTCACTACAATCTGCACGACTACATCGATGACCAAAAACACTGGCTCCACGTTTGGCAGAGCCATCTTGAAAGTATCATTGGTGAGCCATTCAGTTAATTGGCTGTTTCACACCTTCCCACTCTTTGACTGACTCCGACTTCCAGCGGTTTGGGTTACCAGGAAAATCAGGAGCAGGGAACGGCTTCGCAAAACCCCGCGGCATAGTTTCTGTGCTTTGCCATGACCAAAGGGTTTTACGTGAGATTTTGTATCGACTGGTCAGGTCTGACGTCAGCAAAATATCATCCATCGTTTTTCTCCAATGGCCCGTACTGGGCCATTTATAAAAGTAATATCAACTCACCTGACCCGGCAGCGCTCGCAATCTGCGCATGCCTGTCATAGCCGTGGCCACGTAGCTCGCCTTACGGTTCACCACTTCCACCCAGACCTTCACACCTTCAACTCTCACCGTGTACGTCTCCTTCATCTTGCTGCGGCCATAGTCGCCGTAGCGTTCTGCATGAGTGGCCAGTGCTATGTCGCATGCCTGACGCGCTAACGGGGATTGCTGATTGCCTCGGTTAATCAGTCGCATGGCCGCCCCCTTCGATACGCTTAAACTCAATAACCCAGACCCATGGGTTGGCCTGCCAGCTTTCTTCGCCGTAGATGTGTTGCCACGTCTGCCCAAACCATGAGCGAGAGAAGTCCGGGAACCCGTATTCCTGTGAAACACAGTCGATGGATGGATGACTTGGTGGGGCACCTTCTGCAATAGCGTCGGCCTGGCTGATTGCGTTCAGGCGCTCAACGCGAACGTCGGTGATTTCCAGCAGAATGCGACTGGCCCAGCGCGGCATGTGGATTGATGGCCGCCAGCAGCAATGCAGATTATCGTCAGCATCAAAAAACTCTGGCGCAGGCTTGCCATCGGCCTTGTAAACGCAGAACTGAGCTTTCTCAAATGGTGTGGAGTCTTTGCAATAGGCGTCCATCTGATCGAAATCGAATAATGGCCCTTGGAACGTCTCGCGCACCCAGATGCGATCACTTGGCTTACCAAACTGGCTGTTCAAATAGTTTCCTGCTGCCAATTCCCCGGCGAGCTCATTACCGGATAATTCACAGCCAAGATTACGATCCTTGAATGGAAACTTAACCGGGCGCCGCGTCTGCGTCTTGCGACCGTCGAGAATGGCGCGAACCATCTCACTGTTAAAAATCATTCCGCGTTCAGTAATTTTCTTCATGTCGTTACCGGGAGGGCGAACCCTCCCGCCTCCCTCAGCCCACGTATTCCGGTTTCATATCCGCCAGGGTGATGCTGAACTGATCGTGCAGTTCGTCGCCCAGATGACGTTTCGCCGTTGCAAGAACTCGCTCAACTTCCCCAAACCGTTCAACTGCATCCGGTTCATCCGGAGACGGCAGGGAGTTGATCGCGGCTTCAACCTTGTTACGTGAATCAACCAGGTAGTAGCGCTTCACTGCCTTATTCTTCAGCTCGGTGAACAGGGCAGATCCGAGCGTGGCCTTCGCGCTTTCGATATCAGCGCGCAGTGCTTTTGCACTATCAACATCCTGAGCAGCATCGATTCGTTCGCGGAAATCATCGGCAAGAGAGTCGATATTTACCGACGATTCCTGTGCGCTTTGCGTGGTTGTGACGGTGTCACCTGAGATATCAGCCAGGTTAACGTGTTTCGGTGCTGGGTTAATCTCTTTCTCAGTGCGTGGCTCAACTTCATCTGGACTGTAGACGCCGAGGATGACTTCTGGGCAGTACAGGCGAGCCCAGTACTTCACTGCCAGATAAGCGATCTGCTGCTTCGGCGCTGTTTTCCACAGTGGCGAGTTACGTGTGGTGATATCTGCCAGGTAGATTGGCTCGCCCCAGGTGATTTCTTCTTCTCCGCGCAGTACGGCGCCAACCCGGATAAACAGGCCTAATTCATCACGGCCGTCTTTTTTCCCGGCGATCTTCTCCCAGTCACCGCCGTATTCGTAATGGAAGCGACCAATGATGGCGCTTGAGCTGGAGATTACTGCGTTAACCAGTTGCGCTTCGTAACCCAGAACGCCGTTGACCAGGTGCGTTTTCTGGGCAACTGCATATGGGTTCATTCCCCACTGCATAGCCTGCATGACGATAGCCATACAGTCGGCGGGTTTCCCCGCCAGGTGTTTGGGGACGGTGACGGCAGACTGCGCCATCAATTCAGCGAAAGAGGTGAGCTGCCCGAGTGCCTGTACGTTGAACACAGCGTTGCTGGCGGAAATGGTGTTTGGTGCCTGCTCGGTCGTAATGATGTTGGTATTTTGCATGGTCAAATCCTCCATTAAGCCAGACGCAGCGCTTCAAGGCGGCGCAGGTCGAAGTCGTTCAGTTCGTCGGTGTAGTCTTCGGTTATCGGTGCAGACCAGCAATCGGTGTCATACGCATTTGCGAGTGCACGCATGGTGCGCTGATACTCCAGCAGCCCGAGGTCGAGCAAATCTTCCGATGCCTCAATTACCGCCACCCAGTGGTAGCCCTCGTCTTTGTTGACGAAGATCCAGAAGAACTGATCAAAGTCGGCAACGGAGCAATACATGCCAGCGCTGAGGTGGTAGTCGCGGTCGATGATTTCCCGGTGCAGTTTGGCGCGCAAACCGTCTTGCTTAACGCGTCCCATGCTGATCGTCTTCAGGTCAACACCGATACGAACGCCGTTGATTTGAACCTCAAGGTCAGGGCGCACACGGACTTCCAGACCGGTTTCGTCGTCCATCCCGAAATAACTTGTTTCCACTGAACGGGAAGGATGGCGCAGCAGTTTCCCGGCTGATTCATGATTCAGTAGGGCTTGCTGAATTGCCGTGGCCAGCGTCAGTTGTTCTCTGGACAGGATGGTTTTCCCATCAACGCTATCGCGCCATTGCTGCTCAAATTCATCAGCAAAAATGGCCTCCGGGCTGACCGCGCGTATCGCCGCCTGAAGTTCTTCTTTCTTACCGGTGAGCTTCAGTTGCTCGGCCTTTGGCTTATCCGCGTTAAATTCTCGAATGAACGCCTTCATGGAGTCGGTGGTGGTAAACGCCTCAGCCGGAATACCTGGGAATACCGCAAACTCTTCGTGGAGCTTTTCGGGCTCCAGGGCCAGGGTGTGCGCCAGGCTACCGAACGTCAGCGCCTCGCTGCTTTCGCGACGGATAGTCTTGGTCACGTGACGGCCGTGATAGAACATCAGGCTGACGCGTGCGTCTTTCACCTGGGTAGAGCTGATACCGTTGGCTGCATGATAAACCTCGTTCGGCAGATCTTCGTAGCGACCTGGCTCGAAGTAAGCGGGGTAAACAACAGCTGGTTCGTCAGAATGGGCTTCTGGCTCGGTTTGTGCCAAAACTGGTTCAGTCTGGTTTACAGAATCGCAATTTTGGGCGACAGAATCCGTAGTCTGGTTTACATCGGCTTGCTGGCTGGTATGTGACTCTTCACCAGTTTCCACACTGCTCTTGCCTGTATGCAGCGCATCACCAGCCTGTTTTTCATCACTGACAGTTTCTTGAATCTGCACATTGCTGGTGGTCTCCGTAGCTTTTTTCGTGCCATGAGTTGCTGAGTTCTGCAGCAAAGCCGTAACGTCGAATATTCCGTTGCCGACATTTTTAACCAGTTCTGTTTCTGTAGAGCGCTGGCTTGTCTCAGTTTTTACCCATTTCGGATCGTCAGGGTCGCTGATACCTTCGACGAACTCTCCACGCTGAGCAGCAAGTTGCTTACCAATTTCTTCCTTAGATTGGGTTTCGGAGTGGCGAGCCGCGCGTGGATCTTCCTCCCATTCGCTATAGCCGTTCGACTTCTTACCGTTGGAATAGATGCCGTTCTCTGCCAGCCACTTACGCGCCTGATCTCGAAGTATTACAGGCCCGATATTCAGGCAGTCAGTCCAGTCAATAGCGCGAGTGACGCCGAAAATGGAGAGGGCATCGTATTCAAGGATGTCGTTAATATGAGAAATGACTTTGATGACTTTTGCCTGCACATCATCCCGAGAATCGATGAGATTTTTCGCCGCTTTTAACTGTTCGATCGTGACTGAACCAGGTTCCGCGTCGGGATACATACGGGCAATACAGGATTCAACATTCAGGTTATAAACTGTTTGATCAACGGCGCGTTTGTAGCGTTCTGCCGGAACTGGAGGCAACTCTTCTTTTTTCTCTTTTGTTTCCGGTGACACTACTTTGCTGATGCGGTTTCCGGTTGACCATTCTTTTACAAGCAGGCCACGATCAATATGAGGGGTGTCGAACCATTTTCTAAAAAAGCGGATGACCAGCACCAGTTCCGGCGTTTTACCATTATTGGGAAATGCCTTTTTGAGGTCATTCACCACTCTGTGTATATCGATTTCCTGTGCTTTCTTAAATGGTTCTACGTTTTCAGCAGCCAGCAGCAGGTTCTGGACGTACGCGTCATCAGTGTCCATCTCAAGGCGGACAATCTCGTTTTTCTGCCCAGCGTCGACGTGATAGAGATATTCACCATCACCGATGAACTGAGCCAGTACACGCTGACGGAATGGCAGGGTGGCAACGACGATCAGGTTCGGCTGCTCTGACTGCTGAGATTCTTCTGCGGTGCTGTCTTCAATATCTGCGTCGTCGACAGACTCATCTTCAGCCTGTTGTTTAACATTCCAGGTGCGCTGGTCTTCGGCCAGTTCATAACGATCGCACCAGGTGAAATCAACGTCGCCTTCTTCTGGCAGGTCGTCAACAACCGGGAAATCAGTGCGAATCGGTTTGGCGTAGTCCTTGCCACGACCTGTTTCGATGCCTGCATCTTCCAGCGCAACATCCAGCATCAGATTGGCACGAGCCTCAGTTTTTGCAGTGAACCAGACAAAAGCATCAGGCTTTCCCGACTTTTGCGTGGCTTTAACTACATATGGAAATTCCATGTGAGATCCTCATTTTTGGGTGTTAGAATCCCCGGACCATTGATAGCGCCCATTGGGTTAACTTTGGTTTTAATGTTGTTTCCGGTGTAACTTTGGTCGGTGGCACCGGACGTAGATCCCGCCTTGCGCGGGTTTTACGTTAGCCTTCGTGAGCCATCTGGTCGTGCGAAGCGCAACGTTTGGAGCAGTACTCTTTCTCTTTGCGCGCCAGCAGTGAGCCGTTGCGATAGAGAAGGGTACTTTTGATTACCTCTTCCGGTTTAACCGGTTTGCTGCAATAACCGCATTTCTTGTCTTGCATGACACTCTCCGTTAATGGCTGAGGCCATTCCCCAGACCGTTCAGATAAACTTCAACCAGCAAATCCTTGGTGTAAGTCATTTCTACGCCGCGATGCAGATACAAACGTCCGCGAGCGTTAGCTGATGCCGTCCAGGTTGAGTCTTTGTGTTTTACGAGCATCCCAGGCTGAACTGCGCCGCGGTTTACTGTCTGTGTACCGTAGTGCTGATGAACCATGATGTTCTCCAGTATTCTGAGTGAACTTCGCTGGTGGCGCCGTGGTGCTTATCTTCACGGTTGAGCTTTTTCACTCTGCAATTCGCCACCGCGAAGCTCACTCCTGTGCTTTGCCCTTGTCGCCAGGCTGGCGGAACGTTTCTTTACCTGACAACGATGCGCTTGTTGTCGATGTGGTAAACATTACAAGTAAATCTAGAAGGTGTAAAGTTGATTTATAGAAAAACTTTAAATTGAGGGCAAGAAAAGCAGCGCATTGAAGTGAGCGCAGTGGGAGTTAAGTCAGTTAGATATGTTTTTTATGATGTCAGCAACATCGCCTTTTAACAGGTCCAGCTCTTTTAGAACTCCTTTCGCGTGGACTATAAGTCGATTCTTTTCTGCTTCTGGCATTTGATTGAATAGTGCCAGTAGCGCTTGTTCTTTATCGTCAAGTGGAGTGGCGCGGGCCAGTTCTTGCAGTTCTTCTTCTGTTGGCTCTTCTCCTGGAGGCAAGAAGAACCAGTGGCCGGGCTTGCCTGTAGCCGCTGACAAACGCTTTAAGCGGTCACCTCTGGCCGTAGTATCACCTCTCGACCATTGATGGGTCGCTTGCGGGCTCACCATAACCCTGCGGGCCAGCTCAGAAAGATTCCAGCCGGTTTGTTGCAGTATCTGGTTTATGCGGAAGGCAAAATTCTTATTTTCTTCTTTCATACCATCCATTCTACAAACCTACCTTGTAAACATCACTTCAAGACTTGTTCAAGAAAAACTAGAAATACTTGAAGGTTGAATGTATAGTTTTCCTTGAAACGAACAAGGAGCCCATATGACCCCAGAATTAAAACACCAGATATGCACCCTGAAGAGCCAAACAGAAATTGCTGTTGCTCTAGGCACAAAACCTCAAACAGTAAGCCTGTGGCTGAGTGGGCAGGTGCCTGCTAACCGAGTTATTCCGCTGTGCCGTGTTCTTGAATGGAGCATTACCCCCCATCAGATGCGCGGTGATATCTACCCAAATCCAACAGACGGTTTACCACGTTAGGAGGTTTCACTATGCAGACACTTACTTATCAAAATGATAGCGACATTCCTCGAGGGGGAATGATAAATCGCGCTCAAACATATAAGGGGCCGTGTCACGAAGATATTCGTGATGCCGTTCGCTCATGGGCGGGTGTAGATGGTCAGGATGTCGTTTCTGCTCTGATCATCGAAGAGTACCAGGCGCAAGGGGGAGACGAGATCACTTTCCCTGATGACCTCAGCCGACAGCGCCAGAAGCTTTTCCGCTTCCTCGATAACCATTTCAACAGCGAACGGTACCGCGAGAACGTTCGTCAGCTGACTCCGGCAATTCTTGCTGTCCTTCCACTCGAGTTCCGCAGTCGCCTGCTACCAGAAGACAACGTTATGGCCCGCCTGGCTCGGCTGGAGAAAGAAACCAGCGAAGCGAAGATTGCTGTCGCGATGGATGCTCCACGACATCAGAAGCTGAAAGAGCTGAGCGAGGGGATCGTGGAAATGTACCGCGTTGACCCTGGGTTAACCGGTCCGCTGATGGAAATGGTGCAGATGATGCTGGGTGCGATGTGAGGGGAAGCAGCAATGAACCACATCGAATTTATCGAAAAGCACGTTCGGGAAGAACTGGTCCGACAGGGATTTACTGCGGCAGTGGCGCAGGGGGGGGGCATTTCAGGCTGTCGATATGTACAAGCGCATGTCTCAGGCAAGTCGCAAAGGGAGGATTTTTGATGATGTTTTGCGTCACGCGAAATTATGGGCAGAAAAACAGACGTTGCCGGCGGATCGATTTGAAACTAAACGCGTTAAGCGCGGTGGTCAGCAAGGACTGTTCTGAAAAGGGTGAAGACCGCTGTGTTCCAGCACAGACGGCCTTCGGGTGCAATTCGTTGCGTACTCATTGCGAGGTCATTATGACAAAGAGTTTTTCAAAATACCAGGCAAGGGAGGCATAGCTATGTCGAATGTCGCCTACGCCGATTTTGCGGCGCGTACCGCCGTCAGGAGCAACCGGATGGAGAACCAGAAGACCGGATTCATCCCGTTGTACCGGAGTGTACTGAAGAAGCCCTGGGCTAAAGATGTCTTCCTGCGCACGCTATGGGAGAACCTTCTGTTGGGCGCCGCCCGCCAGCCCTACACGGCAAACTTTAAAGGCCGGCAGTGGCCATTACAAACCGGACAACTGGTGACCACGTCGGCAGATCTCGGGCTGAAATTATGCGACCGAAATGGGGAGCCAACAAGCCGTCATGCAGTGGATCGAATGCTGTCTCTTTTCGTGAAAGAAGGGATGATTTCAACCGCTGGCGAGAAGAGAAAAGGCACTGTAATTACCATCACAAATTTCGTGCATTACGCTCAAAAAATGGACGATTTACCCGCGCATAACGCCGCGCATAACAGCGAGCATAGTCCCGCGCATAGCGAACCCAGCAATGGCGAGGCTTCGGGAGCGGATGCCGAGCATAACCCCGAGCATAAGGCCGCGCTTAAGCCCGAGAATCATGAACAAGAAGTAATATTAAATACTAACGTATTTAATGTACGTCAGAGAATTTCAAAAAATGTTCCTGATGCAGCTGTCCAGACTCCGAAAGGTGACAAGTGGGGGACATCTGACGATCTCCGTTGTGCAGAGTGGATGCTGGCGCTGCGCGACATCACCAAACCATCCCTGAAAAAACCGAATATGGCTGGCTGGGCGAATGATATACGCCTGATGCGCCAACTGGACGGACGCACCCACAAAGAGATTTGTGAGCTGTTCCGATGGGCCTGCAAAGACTCGTTCTGGTACAAAAATATTCTCTCCCCCGCAAAGCTCCGCGCCAAGTGGGACACGTTAACCCTTCACAGCGAAGACACTACCCGTAAGCCACGCACAGATGTCAGCGCAAACAAATCCGATACTGGTCCGCACTGGAACAGTCCTGAAGCATGGGAGAAATTTTTATGACCCCGGATCTTTATCGTGCAATTCAGAATCGCGATAGCGAAATGCTATCGCGCATGGCTGGAGATTCTTACGACGGACGCAAGGTTGTTAACGCTGACGCTGAAAAGCTGGTGGATATGCTTTTTGAAAACCTCATGCAGGTATTCCCGGCATCCACTCAGACGAACCTACGTACTGACGCTGATATTCGCGTTGCAAAGCAGCAATGGATCGCTGCTTTTGCTGAGTCAGGCATCACCTCCCGTGAGCAACTTTCCGCCGGGATGCAGAAAGCCCGATCCAGCCAGTCACCGTTCTGGCCGTCGCCGGGTCAGTTTATTTCGTGGTGCCGTGAGGGGAGTGGTGCGCTGGGTGTCAGTGTGGACGACATCATGAGCGAATACTGGCGCTGGCGGAAACTTGTTTTTCGCTATCCGACCAGTGAGCAGTTCCCATGGAAGGATAAAAACCCGCTGTATTACCACGTCTGCCTGGAGCTTCGCCGTCGTGGAACAGAGGGACAGTTCAGTGAGAAGGAACTTATCCGAGCCGCTGGTGACATCCTGCATGACTGGGAAAAACGAGCACTGTCCGGTAAGCCGGTACCGCCAATCCGTCGCGCACTTGCAGCGCCGAAAGCAGCTACTGGCCCAACACCGGCAGAGATGCTGATGGCTCAGTACAAACAACGCAAAAACGCCGGTCTGGTCTAATGGGGGAAATCACTATGGCAAGCAAATCACTGTGGGCAATTGTCGATTTCCTTCGGGTTAACCAGACCATAACCCCGCGTCAGGTTCAGAACCTGCTGGGATGTGACAGCAAGAAGGCACACAACCTTATGCTTCACCTGGTACGCAGAGCGGTAGTTATTCGCGCTGGTGAGCCGCATCACCCGATCTATTCGCTTCAGCCCGGCGGGGAACTGAATATCAAGCAGATCAAATCGAGCGTGCGAAAAAACTTGGTTACTTCAGTATGCCGCACAAGTCCGGCTATGCAGCGGGTACTGGCATTTTACGGGAGGGTGTCAGTATGACCGACAGCACGACGATTCTCGATATGTGCTGCGGCTCCCGCATGTTCTGGTTCAACAAGCGGGACACCCGCGCCGTGTTTACTGATATCCGCGCCGAAGAGCACGAACTGTGCGACGGTCGCCGCCTGGTTATCAGTCCCGATCTGATTGCCGACTTCCGTGCGTTGCCATTCGCCGATGCATCGTTTCCGGTTGTGGTGTTTGACCCGCCACATCTGGAGCGTGTGGGCCAGTCTGCCTGGATGGGTAAAAAATACGGGCGATTGAACAAAAAAACGTGGCGTTCTGATTTGCGCGCCGGTTTCAAAGAAGCGTTTCGGGTGCTGTGGCCACGCGGCGTGCTTATTTTCAAATGGAACGAAACGCAGATCCCGGTTAGCCAAATTTTGGCGCTTACTGACGCGAAACCAGCAATTGGTCAACGTACCGGGAAGAACGACAAAACCCACTGGATTATTTTTGTGAAGGACTAACCCATGATAACTCACAACCACCCGGCGCACGGTCCTGTGTCACTCGATCGCCTGCGCCAGATAAGCGAAATACTCAGCAAAGCAGCAGCACAAAGCGACGGCGGAAATCTCGGCTACGCAATGGCTGATGCTGTGAAGGTGATTGACGGGGCGATTGCCCGCGAGTTGGTACGCCGTGAGCATGCAGCATGGTCACAGGTCACTTTCGGAGATGTTGGCCCCATTGGTCCGCTAAAGCACCTTTCCAAAGAAGCGCTCGAGGCTGCTGCTGAGCCAGGCGACCTTAGCGAATGGGCTGACATGCAATTCCTGTTATGGGATGCGCAACGTCATGCCGGTATCTAAATAAATACTCATAAAATGCTGAGAGAGTATTGCAGGAGTATATTCGCGCCCAATGTATATGACAGTATGGGCGCGAACATTGGGGAAGTTAATCAAGTGAAGTATCGTTAAGTTCAAGCTCAAAAGTACCGCCCTTCCGTGGCATGACTTGATCAACCATTTTAATAAACCTATTCCATCCATATCCATTGGCGATGGCTAATCGCTGAACCATTATTAAAGAATGCAAGTGTTGGGATAGCATGGGGTTGCCGACATCATCAGTAAGCCATTGGTGCATTTTGCTTTTGCGCTGGCCATTCAATTGTTTTGGCGTTTTTTTCTCAAGCTCCTGAAGAATAGAGTCGCCGAGACGTTCATAAACAAGGTCTCTAGTATAATGGGCAACTACGCTAAACCTATTCTTGCTCATACCCGCCCAAGGCCAATTTTTCAGCTTATAAATATTTTCGTAAAACTCGTCAGGAAATTTTTTTGCCCACGCAGAAAGTTCCTTGCTGATTATTTTGTCTAAATAGGCCTGTAAAGCATCTTTAGGGCGAATTTCTTGATAGCCTGTGGCTTCATCAACCAAGGCGATAATACCGACTTTTGCAAGCGAACGAACTAAGATTTCTGCTTTTTGAGCAGTATCCATCTGGTTTGTTTTTAGCGCGCCATCCTGCCTGGCTTTTAAATAGGCATCACATACCAATGGAAGTATTGAAGCATCATAGCCCTCAAGCTCAGACCCTGAATTGTCTAAATATCGCTCTCGTTTGATCACTTCCATAAGATCTTGATTAATATATGGAATAAGATTGGCTGCATCCATAAAAGCAGGCAGTATGATCTCACCATCAAGCGTGGCTCTCACGCCTCGACTTGGCCGCCCTAATGCTTTGAAAACGGATGATTGAGAAATTATTCGCTTTCCATTGTTGAGTACTGCTACTTCCAGTTCAGTCTCATTAATTTTTAGAACACCTTCAAGCTGAGTAGAGGGAAGGTTAGTTTTAATCCTTTGCCAGCGTTTGTTGGCAGCGTTCTGGGCAACTTCTTTTCGTTCATCCGCCGTCATTTTTTCTGCGCGTGCTTTGCCACCTTTAGCCTGCGGGGATTCGTCTTCAACGCTCATAGTGGATTCCTTGAATAATAGAGGACGTCATTATCGTTTGATAAAAACTTTCCAGCAAGCATTATTGTTATTTTTGCTTGCTTATTGTCAGGGTAATTAGTACAAAGTGTTACATGGAAAAGGATAATGATGTCCGTGGAGGGAGTGAGCATGGACTAGACAAGCGACAAACAAAATCGTGGTGAATACATTAAATGTAAAATGCGCGATTTCACCCGATTTCACCCGATTTTTCTCCATCTAATCAATAACGTTATCATAGATTTTATGATTACTGAGAACACCTTAATTTTACAATTAAATCATGGTAATAGAGGTAAAAATGGCACAGAAGAGAACGACCTCTTTAAGAACGATCCCTTTGGACCTTGAGGTAAAGGAAGAGGCTGTAATTAACGGTATTGAGATGGGGGTTCTTGATAACGGAATTCCTTATCTGACGCAAAGTGGACTCGCAAGTGTTTGTGGTGTCCAGCGATTAAGAATCAAGGAAATTACTGATGAATGGGCGCAATCAGTAGAGCATGGTATTTTCCGAAAAGGAAGAATGACCTTCATTGGAACATATCTTTTAAATGAGGGATTTACTGATGAAAAATTATACATTCCAATAATCAGGAATGGTGTCGAGTACCATGCATATCCAGATGTTGTTTGCATGGCGATCCTCGAATACTATGCTTTTGAAGCAAAACAAGCCGAAAGCGAAACGGCCATCAGATCTTACCGTGAACTTGCTAAAAAAGGTCTTAAGACCTTCATCTATGAAGCGCTTAAGTATCAACCTGAAGATCCCTGGCGTCATTATCATGACAGAGTTTCACTGCTTAAAGATAAGGGTTCAATACCTGATGGCTACTTCATTATTTTTAATGAAATTGCGGGTATGATGGTCGATCTTATTAATGCCGGTTTGGCCATCAACCAACACACAGTTCCTGATGGTAGTGTTGGCAGTTGCTGGGCACGTCATTGGAATAGTTCTGGACTTGCACGGGAATTTGGTGAACGGGTTGATTGCGAGCATTATTATCCTGATGATTTCCTTCAGGCACGGTCCAATCCCCAAATTATTAATGCCTATCCCGATGCTGCATTGTCTGAGTTCCGTAGATGGTTCAAACATCAATATCTGACAACTAAATTCCCTCCTTACATTCTGAAAAAATCAAATGTACTACCTGGCGGCAAAGAAGATGCGACCCGTTTAATCGAGGCATTCCAGCAGTCCGCTATTGAAAGTAAGTGATAATAATCCTACCCGAATACAGACCCGCTACGGCGGGTTTTCTTTTTTTAATACTGACAGAAAATTCACAATTTGTGCTCTTAAAACGTTGATCATTTCCGTGCATAGGTATACTGTATAAAAACACAGTACATGCAATGGAGGCTATTATGAAAGTGGAATTAACCATTGATCGCATGAAAGAACTTCCTAAAGGCGCGGTACCTGCACTGGAGAAAGAATTGCTTAAGCGCCTGAATGATCACTATGACAATTGCAGGCTCACAATCCGCCGTGCCGGGTCGGATGGGTTAAGTGTTTTTGGCGGTGACAAGGACGATAAAAAGAAAATTGAATCAATCCTCCAGGATACCTGGGAAAGCGCTGACGACTGGTTTTATTAGAATTGCGCTTAAGGCTGGCGCGCATTTATCAGAATACCAAAATGTGTATCCCTTTGATGCTGCTGCCGACATTCTTTAATCGCGTCTGTATGTCGCTCAGGGGGATTAAGTGGCAGATGTAGCCCAATCAGATCTTGCTGATAATTTACGGGTGATCATAACCGATGGGAAAGGTCGGGAGCTTTTGTCTTTCGGACTTGCAGCGGATGAACGCTACATCCTTTCAGCCAAGGCCGGTTCTGTAACTAACAGAAAATTATCCAGAGATGAATTGTACTGGTCCAAAGAAACCATCATGGAAGTTGTAAGGGAGATGACTTCTAAAAATTGACTTAATGCTACGTACCCAATCATAATTCTGTCACTGGCCTGAACAACCAGTAACCTGACAATTATGCGCCACGGGGAATACCATGGCGCACGAACTACAACTCATCAAGCAGTCATCAGGAATCCTGATCCCCGCGACGCCGGAGACCAGCGATATTCTGCAATCAAAAATCAAACTAGGCGCCGTGCTGGTGGCCGAGTTCCGGCAGGTACGCAACCCTGCTTTTCACCGTCGCTTTTTCGCATTACTCAATCTCGGTTTCGAATACTGGGAACCCACCGGCGGGGCGATATCCAGCAATGAGCGTAAGCTCGTAAATGGTTATGCTAAATTCCTCGCGGCATTTGGTGGAAACGAAGGCGCACTGCTGGATGCTGCCGAGCAGTATCTGGAGCAGGTAGCCAGTCGTCGAATTACCAATGGGATCAGCCTGTGTAAATCCTTTGACGCGTACCGTGCCTGGGTAATTGTCGAGGCCGGCCACTACGATGCTATTCAGCTTCCTGACGGTACCCTTCGTAAACATCCCCGCAGCATTGCCTTTGCCAACATGGACGAAGCCGAGTTCCAGCAGCTGTACAAAGCTGCGCTCGATGTTCTGTGGCGCTGGGTATTATCCCGGTCATTCAAGGACCAGCGTGAAGCGGAAAACGCCGCATCGCAGCTCATGAGCTTTGCGGGGTGATGGCCATGAAATACTCATGGTTTCACCACCACGAATGTACAACCGAGCAAGCCGACGAGCTGGTGGCCAGTTACCGTCGTCGTGGCGCCACGGTAGAACGCAGCCTGAATCGCGACAACATCACCTGGACTGTCAGTGTGCAGTTGCTGGAAAGCGAGAAGGCACCAAAGCCGAGCCGTGTCTGGCAAAACAAGGCGTGGGGGTGAGCATGGCTAAGCTACCGCGCCGGAAGTGCGCCAACAAAGAATGCCGCCAGTGGTTCCATCCTGTGCGAGACACGCAGACCGTCTGCGGTTATGAGTGCGCCAACGCCATCGGCAAGGAGCAGACCAGAAAGGCCAAGGAGGCAGCACAACGCAAGGAGTCAGCCAAACAGCGCGCCACTGAGAAAAAAGAGCGAGCCGCCTGGCGCCAGCGCAAAGCTGCAGTTAAGCCGCTGAAGCACTGGGAGGATTTAACCCAGCGCGTCGTCAATGACTATATTCGCGAGCGTGACCATGATTTGCCATGCATCAGTTGTGGGACATTCGACACCGTCCAGTGGGAAGCCGGGCATTACCGCTCACGTGGGAAAGCGTCACATCTCCGCTATCACGAAGACAATATCAGTAAACAGTGCCACCACTGTAACGTTCAGCTGTCGGGCAATCAGCAGCAGTACCGCCTTGGCCTTATAGAGAAAATTGGGGCTGAACGCGTTGAGGCGCTCGAAAACAATAACACCCAGCACCGATACACCATCGAAGAACTCGAAGCCATCAGAAAGCATTACAGCGCGCTGAGGCGACAACTCGTCAAAGCAAGGGAGGCCGCATGACATTCGAATCCTACTTTGCCGATCACCTCCGCGTTCGTTGGCAACGATTGCGCTTATACCACTTTCCCGGTTCTGTGCTGACGGACTACCGAATACTGAAGAATTACGTGAAAACTTATGCTGGAGAAGCTCGATGAACCTCGAATCAATCGCAAAATACTTTGCACCGAAGTCCCCGATGTTCAGTGATTCCTCGCGGGCAACAGCTACAGACAATCTCACTGGTACTGATGTGATGGCTGCGCTTGGCCTCGTTAATGCTAAGTGCGGATTTGGTTTCGATCTTTACCTGGCAAAAATTGGCATCAGCAGCCCGGATCGGGCAATGGAGGCTCTATATGGTTCAGCCGTTGAGATATCACGACATTTCAGACCTGTTACTGAACTCGATGAAGGCTTGCGCCAACGAGTTCTTGAGATTTTGTGTGCGTTTGCATACCAGGATTATGCACGCAGTGCAGCAAGCGTACGCAAGTGTGACTGCTGCGATGGTAGTGGCTTTACCGAAGCTGATGTGTTCACAAATAAAGTTCAGTACCCGGATGGGAAACCGCCTAAATGGGCAAAAATCACGAAGGGGGTTTGCCCGTCATATTGGGAGGAATGGAAGTCGGTACGGGAGACTGCGCGCGTTTTATGCTCAGCCTGTAACGGAAAAGGTGTTATCAGCAATGCGTGTCGCTGCCATGGGAAAGGGAAGGTACTGGACAAGAAAGAAACGGAGATGCAGGGCGTGCCGGTTATGAAAGTTTGTGAGCGCTGCACAGGCAGAGGTTATGCCCGGCTTAAATTCTCTAATGTGCTGGAGGGTGTACGCACCGAATGGGATGTGAAGAAAACCACGGCTTATGATCACATCCAGCCGTTTTTTGAATTGCTGGTGGAAGAGTGTCACAGACAGGAGGGATATGCAGACAGTGCATTGAAATCTGTTACTCGGTAGTTATTTTTTCCATAAAAGGTAAGTTTTAGAGAAAAAAGATATTGTGGTTTACGGAATTCTCGTCTAGTATCAGTTCTAACGCTGGGAATCCGTTCAATCGTTTCGACCAGCAAGAAATCATCCAAGCCCTGTGGTTAATTCCGCGGGGCTTTTTGCATTTAAATATTCAATTCTGAAAAGCTCTGGTTAGATATTGCCCCTGTCACCGGATGATTTTATCTTTT